TTTACCAAAGCATAGTCGAGCACACCAACGAGAAGTACCTCAACAAGCTACCAGCCGTTGTGTCTTTAACTCGTGGTGCAGCTACTGCGGCAAGAGACATGACCGCTAATCGTCAATTCATATCTAAATTTAGTGAGGTAATCTTGGCTTTTGACCAAGACGAGGCAGGTAGGCGTAGTGTCAAGGATGTGCTCAAGGTATTCCCAACGGCTAAGGTCGCCACCTTGCCACTTAAGGATGCCAATGACATGCTGCTTGAAGGTAGGTCAAAGGAACTCTATCAGGCATGTGTCTGGGACGCACAAAACATTCGTCAAGGAGAGGTCGTTGATATTGATGATGACCTGATCGAGAAGTGCTTAGTCAAACCTGAGCTGGGAATAAGCTTCCCTTGGCCTACGGTCACCAAGGCAACATTCGGTATTCGTCCAAGTATCCACATTATTGGAGCATGTCCCAAGGCGGGCAAGAGCCATCATGAGTATCAACTCATTAGCCACCTAATAAGTTTAGGCCATACTGTTGGGATGTTTGACTTAGAGAATGCACCAAGGATGTCAGCACTGAGGGTAGGAAGTAAGCAAGCAAAGCAGGACTTCACACGACCAGACAGGGAGTTTCCAACTGAGGTAGTCCGTAGCACATTGCTGTCTATGCAAGGCAAGATTAGATTCTACGACAGGGGTGCTAGTCGGGACTGGACTGATATTCACACATGTATTATCGAGCTATTTCTACATGATGGCATATCCTTATTCTTTATTGACCCATTGACCGCACTGATCTCTCGTTACAGTGCAAGTGAAGCTAACGACAAGCTCAATGAAATTATGACTGACATGGCAGACTTGGTGAACAGCTACCCTATTACTATATTCTGTTACAGTCACGTTAATCCAAAAGCTAAGGGTCTGACACCCCATGAAAAGGGTGGCAAGGTTTTAGCCACTGAGTTTACAGGCTCTCGTGCCTTGCAAAAGTGGGCACACTATGGTCATGGAATTAGCAGGGATCAGACTGATCCTCCATTGGAAAAGGAGAACATCTCAGAACTCTATATGTTGTTTGACAGGGAGTTTGGTCAAAAGTACAAGGCCGAGTTATACTACAACCAAGACACTACTGAATACTTAGAGGTTGGATATGACGGACTACATAGTAGATATTGAGACAGACGGCATAGAAGCCACCAAGATACACTGCATGTCCATCCATAATGGTGAGAGGATTAGAACCCTAACCACCTATGCAGACATGCAGGTGTTCATAGCCACCGTTGAAAAAGACGACAGGATCATAGGTCATAACTTTATTCGTTATGATGCACCCATCATTGAACGCATCTTAGAATTAAAGATACCCTGTCAGATAGTGGACACATTGGCATTGTCTTGGTACTTGTATCCAGAGCACAGGCAGCATGGATATAAGCCTAAGCATGGACTAGCACATTGGGGTGAACGGTTTGGCGTACCAAAGCCAGTGGTTGAGGACTGGGAGAACGCCTGTCTTGAGACCTACGTCCACCGTTGTGAAGAGGACGTTAAGATTAACTACAAGCTATGGCGTATGCAGTCCCATGACTTGAATGGCCTATACAACAACGAGCCAGAGCGTCTCATCAAGTACCTCATGTTCAAGATGCAGTGTGCTCAGTTGCAGGAGCAGTGCAAGTGGAAGCTGGACGTTGATAAAGCTAATAGTTTCTTAGAACAACTAGAGCAGGAGTACAAGGAACTAGCTGACAGGTTGATTGAGGCTATGCCAGAGATACCAATAATTTCAAAACGTAAGCGTCCAGCCAAGCCATACAAAAAGGATGGGACACTATCAAAGACAGGTGAGGCCTGGGAAAAGCTCTGTAAAATCAACAACTTACCTTTGGATTACGGCTCAGAGATAGAAGTTATTACTGGCTGGAAGAAGCCCAACCCTGCCTCTACTCTACAGGTCAAGGACTGGCTGTTCAGTATTGGATGGAAGCCAAAGGTGTTTGAGTTTAGACGTAATGCAGCAAACCCAGATGAAGGCATACCCCAGATCAAGGACACTACAGGGGAACTTTGTAGTTCGATTGTTAAGCTCAAGGACGAGCACCCTTCAGTTGAATCCTTGGAACGCTTAACCACCATCAAGTCCAGAATATCTGTGGTCAAGGGCTTCCTAAGAGATGCAGACAGCTCAGGCTTTCTCAGAGCATCTGTAGGAGGTTTTACTAATACACTAAGGTTCACCCATAGGGTATGTGTAAATCTACCCTCAGAACGAAAACTATACGGTCTGGAGGTAAGAGAATTACTAACTGTTAGTGACAGTCAGGGGAACACACTTTGTGGCTCAGATTTGAGCAGCCTTGAGGACAGAACCAAACAACACTTCATGTGGCAATACGACCCTGAATTTGTAAGGGAGATGCAGGTGCATGGCTTTGATCCTCATCTTGATTTGGCCCTGTCTGCTGGTGCTGTAACGCCTGAGCAGGTGCAAGCGTACAAGGACGGCACTGACAAAAGTATTTCAGAGATACGTCATGCCTATAAAGGTGGCAACTACGCCTGTACTTATGGTTCAGGAGCTAAGACCCTAGCCCGTCAGTTAGGTTGTAAGTTACATGAAGCAGATAAGATTCATAAAGCGTACTGGAGGCGTAACTGGTCTCTTCGTAAGATTCGTCAGGACGCTAAGACTAAGAACTATAAGGGCGGCCTTTGGTTATACAACCCGATCAGTAAACTTTGGTACAGCCTACGGGCAGAGAAGGACATATTCTCTACACTCAACCAAGGTTCAGGTACATATTGCTTTGATATGTGGCTAGGGTTTATACTCAAGGAACGCAAGCAACTTACTGCTCAGTTTCATGATGAAATTATTTTGGAGGTCAAAGAATCTGAGAAGGAAGATATACAAAAACTTTTACAAACAAGTTTACAAAAGGTAAATAACTTACTGAAGCTGAATCGTGAATTAGACTGTGACGTTCAGTTCGGTAAAAACTACTCGTTAATACACTAACAATCTGTTATAATATACAGCCCTTTCGCCAATAATACATTTAAAGGAGATTTACATGGCACTAAAAAGAACCGCTACAGCACAGGATACATCAGCCAACTCTACTGTTGAGTATGAGAATCTTGAGCATGGTAGTGAGCACGAAGGTCGATTGGTTTACGTTGCTGATCTAGGTTTACAGTCCGTTGAGTACAAGGGTGAGAAGAAGCCTGACACTCAGCAGATTAGCTTAGGCATTGAGCTAGTAGGCAATAACGTAACTATTGATGGTGAGCAGAAGCCAAGATTTTTATGGACTAAGCCAATCAACATTTATTACACACTGACCGAGCGTGGTAAGGAGCTTGAGTATTACAAGATATTCAACCCTGCTGCACAGGTTGGTGAGGTAGCTGACTGGGACGCTGTACTTGGTACACCATGTTCTGTCATCATCCAACGTAATGAGTCTGGTGGTCGTACTTACGACAACATAGGTAGCCTTAACCCAATTCCGCAAAAGTATCATGACAATGTGGAAGCAGCCCGTATCACTGACATGGCTGTTGGAGATGCAGATGATGACAACAACCCTGCACAAAAGGCAATGTTCGGCATACCTCGTGCCACTCATGGTAGACGTTTAAACCAACCAAAAGTTGCTACTGCCAAAGCACCTGACAGTGCAGTTGACTTTGAAGACGCTATTCCATTTTAATGGAGCTGCTCACTGATGGTGACCCTATTGTCTATAGGCTAGGTTACGCCTGTCAGCAAAAGGAAGAGGACGGGTCGGTGAAAGCTGACCCTGAATCTCATACCCTGCATAGTGTAAAGATATTTATTAATGACATGCTGGAGGATACACAGGCCACCAGCTACAAGATATTTTTAACTGGCAAGGATAACTTCCGCTTCAAGATCAGGGACGACTATAAGGCCAACCGTTCTAATGTAACCAAGCCAGTTCACTACCAGATGATTCGTGACTACTTGGTTGAACGGTACGCTGCTCAGGTTGTGGATGGCATGGAGGCTGATGACGCTCTGTCCTTATCTCAAACTGATGACACTGCCATAGCAACCATTGACAAGGACTTGTTGATGGTGGCAGGTCGTCACTACAACTACGTCAAAAAGGAATGGAGAACTGTTACCCCTGAAGAGGGTGAGCGTTTCTTCTACAAGCAGATGCTGACTGGTGATAGGGTAGATAACATTACTGGCATCAAGGGCATTGGCCTCAAGAAATCAGATAAGCTACTTGATAACACACCGAGGGAAGAATGGGACAAGATGATCATAGACCTCTACATGAAGGAGTTTGATAACGGCTTCCAAAGATGTGTAGAGAATACTCAGCTATTATGGATGCTACAACGTGACGTAGAAATGCCAATGGACTTTATTAATTATGAAAAAACGAAAAGCAAAGCAACAAAGTAGTTTTTACAGGAGTGGTTTAGAAAAGGAATTTGCAGAGAACTTTGCTGGTTGCGGATTTGAGTATGAGCCATACAGCTTACCTTACACAATGCACAGGAACTACAAGCCTGACTTTGTTGTAGGTAACTACCTTATCGAATGTAAAGGATTCTTTCGTGTAGGTGACACACTGAAGTACAAGTCAATCAGGGACAGCATTGACCAAGAGCTAGTGTTTATTTTATCTGACCCAAATAAGAGGGTCAGGAAAAATAGCCAATTATCTATGGGGCAGTGGTGCTCTAAAGAGGGTTTTGCATACTTCACTGTTAAAGATGTTAAACAGGTTAGAGACTACATAGGAGTTTAAGATATGAGAATAGCTGTAATACCTGATTGCCAAGTTAAGGAAGGTGTACCTACTGAACACTTGGAATGGGCAGGGGAATACCTTGCAGATAAGAAGCCAGATGTCATTGTTAACATTGGTGATTGGTGGGACATGCCTAGCCTGTCTAGTTACGATAAGGGCAAGATGTCCTTTGAGAACAGACGTTACGTTAAGGACGTACAAGCTGGTAATGACGCTATGGATTTGCTTCTTGCCCCAATAAAGAAAGAAATCAATCGTCAGAAGCGTAACAAGAAGAAGCAGTGGCGACCAAGGATGGTGTTCACCATTGGTAACCATGAGCATCGTATTGAACGTGCAGTGCAAGCAGATGCAATCTTAGAGGACGTTATTAGTTATGACGACCTAAACCTATCTGACTGGGAAGTGCATAGCTTTCTTGAGCCAGTGGTCATAGAAGGTGTAGCATTTGCTCATTACTTCACAAGTGGTGTCATGGGTA